ATGCACAAGTTGATATTTTATTGAGATATTGATTCTCATCAGCTCTATACATATATTTTATGTTGAAGAAACTTGGTATGTCCATCTCTCTAAAAGTATCATTTGTGTAGTTAGATGCCATGTGAAACTTAAATTGTTTTACAATTTTTTTTATATTTGCAGATTCTCCTGCACTTTTTGGTATGAAAGTAAACTCGTATGCAAATTCCCTTCTTCCAATACCCTCAAACATCAGTTCCATTCTTGGAGTTCTAACTGCGCCCTTTTCTAATGCAAGTAACGCAGTAGCGCCTGGGGCTGCGGTATCAAGTATTTTCATCAATCCAGTTTCAAGTCCCATTTTCCCCTCACCAAATGCTTTGTCTAGAGCGGTGTCAAAATCTGCACCATTTCGACCAGCAAATGCATCTAACGCAGCTGCACCTGCACCAGCCAAGGAGCTAATTTCAGTGGGGCCATATTTTGAGTTATATTGAACTTGAACTTGTGCAGGCATATACAATGCAATCATGGTTGAGGTAGTGACTGTTGATGGGTTTGATAATTGAAGTGAATTGCCGTCTCCCGATAATGATGTAATTCCACTCTCCAAATGTGCTTGGGCAGCTATGAGTGCCTTCAATGCATCTTCAGCCTCTGACACAACCCCTCCTACATATTTAGTCGATTCTACGGTTGCATTGGGGTTACTATACTCAAGCGCAGCCACCTTGTTGGCATCTCTCAAATTTTTTGCTGCTTTTAGTTTTGCTTTATTCTGTTGTAGAATTTCAAATATAATATAATGACCTTGTTGGTCATCACCCTCAACATTAGCAGGAAATTGCAACATTGTAGTTGTAAATTTTGTTGGTCTATTGGTTAATTTAGCTGCAGGATTGGTTGGATTGAGGTCTACGCCAAATACATTGCTTGCGATACTTCGCAAACCATTGACTGCGACATTGTTTGCTGCTCTGGCTGTGTTCGCAGCAACCGCATTTTTTAATCCGTCTATTATTGGCATTAGTTATTCCTTATATATAGTATTTATAAGTTATGTCATACTCAGGTCGGTACATTCCAAAAAATCCCAAGAAATATAAGGGTAATTCTTCTAAAGTTATTTATCGTTCTCTTTGGGAGCGTAGGTTTATGGCCTATTGCGACTCCAGTGATTCTATTATAGAATGGGGCAGCGAAGAGATCATTATACCCTATTTATCACCTTGGGATAAGAAGTTTCACCGATATTTCCCAGATTTTTACATAAAAACAAAACAACACGATGGAAGTACCAAAAAGTTTATTATAGAGGTTAAACCTAAGGCTCAATGCAAACCACCACCATCTCAACCCAAAAGAAAAACTCCACGATGGTTCAATGAAGTTAAAACGTGGGGAATAAACGAAGCAAAGTGGAAATACGCAAATGAGTGGTGTTTAGACAATGATATGGAATTTAAGATATTAACCGAAGATCATCTTAACATTCGTTATAAATAGAGTCATGGCTACTAGTAATTTCATACAATCAGTTAAATCTGATACAAAAGGAGCAGACCGCTCTGTTAAATGGTATCGTAATAAAATTAAAGAATTTGGTAAACCCGTTGCAATGGACTTGATACGAGATGGCAAAAGAAATAAAAAACAGTTCTATGGTAAATTGAATATGTTTTTCTATAGTCCTAAACTTAAAAAAGAATTACCGTATTATGATACATTTCCACTAGTGCTTCCAATAGAAAGATACTCAGATGGCTTTCTTGGTATTAACTTTCACTATCTACCAATACCGTTAAGAATGAAATTGTTAGATAGAATTATGACATTTGCAAATAGTCAAGACCTTGAGGAGACGAGTACTAGAATAATTGCAGACTATAGTAAGTTAAAAAAATTACCAATAATTAAACCAACTCTACATAAATATCTTTACTCACAAGTAAAATCACAGTTTCGTAGGGTTGATGCAGATGAATTTAAAATTGCTTGTCTGTTACCAGTACAAAGATTTAAGAAAGCATCTTCAACTGAAGTATGGAAAGATTCTAGGAGTATGATCTAATGGCAGGAACTCTCGCACAATTTGTAGAAACCGCTGCATTTGGGGCCCTCAATGATGTATTGTCTGGGTTTCATTCTAAAAATGGTTACGCAGTCCCCAATAGGTTTGAAGCAATCATTATTCCACCAACCTCAATAGCAAAAAGTTCTCCTACAACAGAATTTAGTTTCTGGCCACTACCCAAAGGCCCAACTACTGCAAGAGATGTATCGTTGCGTGTAGAATCAATTCTTTTGCCTGGCAGAAATTTAAGCACTGTCTCTGATACAAACATATATGGCCCATCAAGAGAAATTGTTGATGGTGTAACTTACGCAGAGGATATTAAAATATCATTTCAAGCAAGTTCTGATCTTGGCGAAAGAAGATTCTTTGAGGAATGGCAAAAATTAGCATTCAACGAAAAAACTTGGAACGTAGGATACTATAATGACTACATTGCTCAAATTGATTTGTATTTATTAGACAGACAAGACAATAGAAGATTTGGAGTTAAACTTTGGGAGTGTTTTCCAAAGACAATTGACGGAACTGATTTAAATCAAGGTACGAACAATGAGATTATAAAGAATGATGTAAATTTTTCTTTTAGATATTGGACTCAACTTGATATTAATGCTCAACCAACAAGCGTAACTGATCGACTAGTGACTACATTTTTTGGAACAGTTGAAAGACAAATAACAGGATCAATTCCAAAAATATTGAATAGATTATAAACGGAGAGTATAATTATGGCATTACCTAAACTAAACAGTGCGAACTATGAATTAAGTTTACCATCAACAGGAACGACAATAAAGTATAGGCCGTTTCTTGTGAAAGAACAAAAAGCATTAATGATTGCTCAAGAATCAGAAGATGAGAAGGTGATTGAAAGTACATTTGCTCAGATTATCAATGATTGTGTTGCAGATAAAGTTGACCCATACAAGATGCCAATGTTTGACATTGAGTATATATTTTTAAAGATACGAAGTAAATCTGTTGGAGAAATAGCTGATTTGGTTGTGACTTGTCCAGATGATGAAGAAACTAAAGTAAATGTTACAATTCCTTTGGAAGAAGTTAATGTTCAAATGAAAAAAGACCACACGAATGTTGTTACTCTTACAGATGATATTAGTGTTGTGATGCGGTATCCTTGTCTTGGCGACATGAGAGGATTTGATGCACTTGGACAAACAAAGTCAATGTTTCAAATGATAAAAAGGTGCATACACGAAATTCATGACAACGAAGAAGTACACCGAAGAGTTGATATGTCTGAAAAAGATTTAGATGCTTTTATTGACAGTATGTCATCAAAGAACTTTGAAGCTGTTGGGGAGTTTTTTGCAAGTATGCCTAAGTTGTCATATGACCTTGAGGTTGTTAACCCCAAGACAAAAGTTAAAAGTGTAATCCCAATTGAGGGCTTACAAAGTTTTTTCGAATAGCCCTTTCTCATGATTCATTAGAAAACTATTATCAAATGAATTTTGGAATGATGCAACATCATAATTGGAGTTTGATAGAGTTGGAAGAAATGATACCGTGGGAAAGGGAGATATACATAGGATTATTAATGAATTATTTGGAAGAGGAAAAGAAAAGACAAGCACAAGAAAATAGGAAAATGAAATAGGAAAGAGTTATGTCAAAAAAAGAAGAAAAAAAGAATTATCACCCAGCAGATTCTAATGGTGATGGCAATGTATCCAAAGAAGAAGAAGCAATGTATCTAGAGTTCAAACGCAAAGAACTAGAAGATGCAGATGCAATGAGAGATGCACAGCGCAACATGGCATGGTTCGCACTTGCAGGTATGTTATTGTACCCAGCATGTGTTGTTATATCTGTTGTGTGTGGTATTGAATCAGCCGCAAAGATACTAGGTGATATGGCAGGAGTATACTTCATTGCTGTTGCTGGTATTGTTGCAGCATTTTTTGGCGCTCAAGCATTTGCAAAAGCACCACCTAAAAAATAGGACAGTCAGATGGCCACTAAAGATTTTAAAGAACTCATAAAATCTCAACAGGAGACAACAAAAGCATTGATGTCTTCTGAAGATGCAGCAAAGTATGATACAATACTAACAGAAAGACAATTTGAGTTTGATAAAAAAAGTGAATCGGCTAAACAAGGTGCAGAAACTAAAAGGGTAAATGCAGCTGCAGCGGCGGAAGCAAAGGAGAAAGATGCCAAAGCGACTGCTGCCAAAGAAGTGAAGGATGCTGCCAAAGCACAGGGGAAAATAGATAAGAAGAAATCAGATGTTGCTAACGCGGCCGCCGTTAAAATAGCAGAGCAATTAAAATTAACTAAAAACTTAACTGCTACATCTCTAGGTATTAGTATAAAATCTTTAGAAGAAAGGAAAGGTCGGACAGAGGAACTCAAGGGACAAAGTAAACAGTTAGAAAAATTGAAAGAAGGAATAGAAGCAAGTGGGGGTAAAGCTGAACACAATCTAAAATTTAATAGATTGACATATGAACTTGAAAAAAAGAAATTAGCACTTGATTACAAAAATGCAACCAGCCGTACTGCAAAAAAAGAAATAAGGAATGAACAACGAGCATTAGCAGAAAAACAAGAAGGACTTCTTGGTAGTATTGCTCGGGGAATGAACTTTTTAAGAAAGACTGCGAAAGACAAGTTAGCGTCTGCT